CATCAATTGAGAAAACTCTCACTTTTACGGTTGCAGTAACAGTACTTGTATCACCATAAACGAGTTGACCCTCGCCAAACACATCTAACGTGGTTAGAGATGGGGATGAACAATCAGCTAAGCTTTGAAAAGCTACCATTTTGATCAAACCATCTTCAGCAAATCCTCGGAAAAACAATCCCATACCAGAACTAAAGCCAAATGGAGATGTCTCCGTTCCTTGAGTCTGAGTATACCAACTCAAAGATCCAGCTGAAGCTGTCGCATCATAAATACATCCAGTATAAAGTGCATGACTAGATTCAGGTATTGTTATTGGGGATGTAGCTGTCACCTTTCCAGCGGCTGCTGTTTCGAAATTCCAAACAATTGGAGAACCAGCATTGACTGAAGCAGTTGTCCAGTCTAGTTGGATTTCAAAGAGACCTTGACCTTGCAGAGGAGAATCCAAACTTGGGAGATACATCTTATATCGAGCTTCTCTAACTAGAACCCCGAGAGACTTAGTTTCTCCAACTCCTGGCTGAGTAAAATTAGTACCCGCACATACTGTTAAGACTCCAGCTGACTGTAAACTGTAGTCAGAAGCTAAACCAGTAAAGAGCCGGTTAGAAAACGTCTCAGGATTCACATTGAGAACTAAATCTTCCCAAACGGATCCACCAACAAAATCACTTCCATGAGAAGCAGCACGACGCATTTCCTCTTGTCCTGTTTCTTGACATGTTTCAGAAACATTATGAGTGTAATACATCACTAACATTCCCGGAGTATCTGCTCCAACTGCAGGAATAAAACGATAAGTCAAACTTACAAGAGCATATTCTTGGTACTCCCGCGACAAAACCGCCGCCCTTGAGCCTACGATAAATTGGGGTCCCTCTGGGACTACAAGCAATCTGTGGCCCTCGGTATAGTTATTCTCATCGATCATAATAGCGCCAATGTAATCAGACACAGAAAATTCTGTTTTCCTTACGCCATTTCTGACGTTTTCATGTATAGCAAATGCATCACCAGAAAACTGAGAACCAAACGCTAAAGGAGCATCAAAGTTTCTACCCTTAAGAGCGTTCCGATTGTTAGACCGATGTGATGAATGAAACATTTCTTTAGAAGCTTTGTTAAATTCACCCATACTACCACAATGGAGAATACTCGTCTCCTGCGCTGGATGGTAATTACCATAATATGCATCACGTAAAGTCACATCATGTGGATTCTGGTAGCCATACACAGTAGCTCCTGGACCAATAATCTCGTGAGATACGCCATTGACGACATACCTTCTAACACCAGGCCCAGCCCAAGTAAATGGTAAACCTGAACCCACAGGCATAGTATGGGGACGGTCTAGCCTTGGGGCAGAAGAGGGTCCTACAGTATAGCTGCCATTATTTCTAACGCTATAGGAGCTATCTCCAGTACCGTGGAGCCCACGTCCTTGAGGACATCTAAAAATGATTTTTCTACCTCCGGTGCTTTTTCTGGCGCTTTTGCGATCACTTTGTCCATAGTTTCCGCCACGTTGAGCAATGAGTTTTCCACTGATTGTGGATTTTTCTGCGTCCGAGCGAATCTTTTCGATGACTGACGAAAGGCGTTTAACTGATTGTTGAACGCGCGCTGAGCCCGATGAGGCCCTGGATTTTTCTTTACCCTGCGGGGTACGGTTCGAGGTGTTCGTTTTCTTTTTGCCATTCATTTCAATAAACTTTTGGTCCAAGCCACCATCCACGGGAAAAAAATCAAACCCGCACCATTTATTGATATGCAAAATATCAGGGAGAGAAGATTCCAATCCAAGATAAAATGCATTTAACTCTCGCTCCTGCGGGACTCCATAGTCCACAAAGAAAAATTCACACGAATTCAAATCAGCTTTATTAATTTGCTCCAAAACACTTTGATACAACTCAGTTAGTTCATAATATAACGGACTGGGATACGACATTACTATCGATGAATACATGGACTGTAACCATTGCTCTAAATCCTTATTATCTTCAGAATAATAAAAAGAGAATCTAGTTCGATCTTCAGACCACATAGGAAAAACCGTTTCCACTCCAAAGACTTTAAAAGTTTTTACGGAGAACCCTAAAAAAGTCAAATCAGAATCTGTCAGACGACTAGACGTTTTGAAATCTGTCACTGTCCAACCAAAATATTCTTTTACGAAACTGACAAAACTTTCCTGGGTAACAGGAAAAATGTCATTATCAATACCATGAGCTCCATCATCACCGAAAATATTGATACCTTGTCCTTCAATAACCTCATCTGCAACATCTGGATTAAGATGCAACAAATATAGAGCTACGAGGATCATATGGCCAATAATATTTGTAACTGTCGTAGAATCCTGCCCTGATGGATTTAAACCAAACATGAGGACAATATCTCCATTTGGCAACTCACAACGCGGACTCAATAACTGATTTTTATACCAGTCCCAATAGATTAAATCTGAGGGTGTCATATATTTTTGAAGCAGACGAAAACGTAGATCCAAGACTTCTATCATAAGAGGAAAAAGACGGTCCCAACCTTTAACATCGTACATGAAACAGAATGGAAACGAATCCATAAATTTCACCCATTCTCTAAATGATCGCCCAAATGGATTAAAACCATAGGCTGACCAACGAACAGATTTCATACGTATATTTTGTTGAAGGAAAAACCGCATACCAATGTAACTATGACAAAAATCAGGTATCTGAAACGTTCTCTGTTTTTGTTCATTTACCACTTTATGTTTCGGTAGTAATTCTATTTTTGGTACTTCACGCCAAAAAACATCCATTTCTGGTGCAGCTTTAAGATAGTCATCAAAGAGAGGACTTTCCATCCAATCTCCTTTGGTTTTAAAACCATTAAGTCTATCTGTTAGGCCTGTAGCCTTGCCAAATGTTTTTTGCATACGCATATACTCAGAAATCTCATCATAAGATGAGATAGGATTTCTTCCGTCATCTAAATAGCGACGTAACATCCCTTCTACCAAGTCCATAGCTCTTTTAAACTGAGGGTGGTCTCGAAAATTTCGTACCGGGAAAAAATCACGCTTATAAATAGCTTTCCAAACCGTATCTTTAGTGGGTCTAACAACAACCCATTGTGGTTCTGGATGATTTCTAACAAAAGGATTCTTAATTGGCATAGTGTAGTTCAATCCTTCTTTCAAAGGTTGCCTACCCACAACATATTTTCCTTGGTACTGAAACGTGTTATAACACCTACCCTGTTTTTTGAGGACCGTAGAAACCTGTTTAAAACCATGTGGTAAATGTGGCGGAACAACAATCTGAGCTATATTATTATAAGCTCGACCAGCCATTCCGGCTCCATGGGTACCTATCAAGAATAATCCCTGATGATCCGAGGAGTCTGCAACTAAAGGAGAACCGCATGACCCTTCTCGCGTCGACACACTATGTTTCCATTCACCAGTTTTTGGATCAAATGTAACTCTAGAAGACCCTATCTTCACTTTCCCAGTATCTGGATCGCAACCAAATAAAGTCGCGCCCGACACTGATAAAGGATCAATTTTTTGATACCGAAAAGCTTGGATGGGTATATTAACTTTTAACTTGTCAACTGGGAGAAAAGCCTGGTCTAACTCTGTTTGGAAAGTAAACTCACTCATGAACTTTCCTAGGTAATATCTCGAATTTCCAACAATTATAAAGTTATGTTCGTCCGCACCTCCTTGAGCTCGGAGCACGTGATGACATTTTACCATATAATAGGTTACTTCACCAAATTTAACCTTGATTAAAGTACCAGAAACGGATTTCCCTGTACTAGCCTCATGGTCATCAATGTAAATTGGAAAAACAAAGTTTTTCAATTTATCAGCATCCCAAGTAGTACGAGCTGACTTCGCTTCCTTCTTATTTGAAGTTTTCCTTGCTTCTTTCTTACCTGAAGTCTTTTTATTATCTTCGGTTTTAGAAACTAACAAGTGACTTCGATTCTTCTTTAAATGTTGTTTAAGTTTTTTTCTAGACTTAAAAGATTGAGAACATTTTCTACAAGAAAATCTTTTCAGAACTTTAGGTTCTTTATTTTTCTTTTCTTCTTTCTTGTCCGGCTCCTGCTCTTGTGAGTCCGAAAAAGATTGTAATTCCTCTTCTGAGTCATCACTATCAGGAGGATATAACATGCAAAGCGCACAAGCGAGTTCATCCTCCACAAGATAAACATCTCCATCTGATTCAAATTCGTCTTCATCAATACCAATTCCAACTAGCTCATCTCTGAGCTGTTTAGAAACGGTTAAACCTTCTAGGTGACGATAATTGTATCGATGCTCCCAACGACGAGGCGTTGATTCCAAACGACGCATTTCACGTCTTTTATGTTTATACTTCTTTTTCTTCTTTCGGCCCTTTCGATTCTTCTTGTTATAGTGTTCTTCAGCTTCACGCTCACACTCAATCAAATCTTTCCGAGCCTTATCTCTTTGTCTAAAAATAGCTTTGATCCGTGGATCAGTTGAAGGTAAATAAATAAAATCCGGTCCATCACCAGGATAGTACTCGTAAAAACCACTAGTAGCATCATAAATACCATTGTCAAACAAATCATCATAATCTTTTCTTAATTTATCTCGTCGTTGAATTATTTCAATAGGTATTCCATTGACTCTCTCTCTAGCTTTTCGCATCCTATCTCCTTTAGTCACACCGTGATTTCTTTTACCTTCCAAAAATTTGGTTGGAATCAATCTTCCTTCATAGTAGCGTTCAAGTTCTTCAATTTTTGCTTCAGCAAAACGAGCTTCTTTTTTCTTTCTATATTTCTGCTTATACATATGTACAGCGAAACAAACAACGCCAACTAAAATCACAAGAAGGACTCCTCCACCAATAAAAAGACCAGTTTTTGGAATTCGCTTAAACCATGATTTAAACTTCTCAACAAAACTGGACACACTTTTTGAAACCATCTGAGCTAAACTATACTCTGGGATAAGATAATGAGTAATCACATAATTCTCATCATATGAATAACTCTCATCTTCATATTTATCTCGAGCTCTCTCAAAGTAACCTCTAGCCTCATCAAGGGGACAATAGGTACCACCATCGTCTTTGACTATATGGGCTGGAAAATTCTCTTTATGAATATCCTCATAATGGTATGTTTTGCCCTGGTAGGAAAATGACACTTCCTGAGCATGTTCAACCGCTAACTTGCGATCGTATGTTGTTATAGCAATAAAATCACCTTCAGGAGGATCAGATTTATCACTGGAACGAACAACTGAATAACCTGTTGTATCTAAACGTGAATTAAGCAAGGATGCTTTTAAAGCATCAACCTCTTCCTCTGAAAGTGAACCAAAAGGAACTAAACGCTGTAACTTTGAATCAAAATTAACTGTTTGTTCTTCAATCTCCACTTCCGAGTACCGGATACTCTTAGCCATATAATTCCACATTGTGATCATCTGCTGAATAATTTTTGGAGCTTCGCCCAAAATAACAGCTGTAGATAAGCCTAAAATAGACAAAACTCTCACTAACAAACTTATGATAAAAGATGTTTCCTTCTTTACTTTAGTCGTGTTAGTCTTTCCTTCAAGCAGTGCAATCTTTTTATTATACTTCACTTTAAAAAAAGAAATCACACTTGTTCGAATTATGCTTCCGGCAACCCCAGACAACAAAGGCATAATTATACTAGCCAAATCTAGCTGACCAACAGTTGAAATATCTTTAATCTGAGTTAACTTTTCTGTTGAACCTATGATACCTGACAAAACTGCCGATGTCATGGTTACGACTGGTCCTACTCGATCCAAAAATATTGAACTAACCATTGGCACTGCAACAAGGAAAACTTGCAAAATCTTCTTCGCCATCAGCTCTAATTCATTTTGAGCAAACTCTTTGACAGCTGAAGAAATCTCGCCTTTCTTCTCTTGAGCAATCTCAACCACTTTCTGAACTATTTTATCTTGCACCTTCTTTTTACTGGGTAAAAGGCCCTTCAATCTTAACATAACCGGTCTCAAATCAACTCCTTCATACAACCTCTCAACCATAGTTGGGAGAGAAGAAGATTGTTTAGCCATGTCATTTAAAAGATTGAAAATCTTTTCATCACCATAGGTCTGAACTAAGATTAACAATTGTTCTTCAATATGTTTCGGAAACTTATAGTTTCCATTTGCAGCCCAGGTAAATAAAAAATTTAATAAATTACTTCTATTAGAAATTGTTCCTGTTAACGAAACAGAGGAGAACTTATG